GTTTCCCAGTCACGATCGAAGGGAGGGACAGGCACATTGTTCTGCCACATATCCATGGGATGATCCCAGCTTAGCCGTGTCACACTCACTTCACCATTGCCCTGCAGTAACAAAATGTCATCACCACATTTGAATATTTGGTAAGTGTAAAGTGCTGGGGCCCATGAATGCTCGCTCCAGGCTTGTACATTTTGCTCAAGCAGACTTTGAAATACAAGCAACGAAGAAGTTGCAGCAGGAGGAGCAGTAATGACAGGAGTCAAATTTGTCCACTCTATCCACTCCGAGCTATCATTATTTTTCATCGAACACAGTAGCATGTTGCCATCATAGGTATCGGAATTATCAAAATCTATGGGATTCCACATTGGAGCCATAATTTCATCGGTCGTAATTGTTATGTCGCTTGCGCTGTATGTTTGCGCGTCAGTTGTTGGTGAAAAAGCGAGCATTGCCTTAGCGCCTTTCTTTTGAAACACCGTGTAATTGTCGATAATTACTGGCGTAGCATCAGTTGAGCCATAACTTGTTTGCTGACGAATCGAAACGTTGCCCGGCGTTAACCCCTCTGTCGCCCAAGCTGGTGAGGCGTACTCTCCGTCAGTTGTAAATACTTGCAAGGACTTACCTGATATCATGTTATGTATTGTTGTGTAGTCATCTCGTGTCGATAAGACGTAGCCTATGCCAGAATCTGGTTCGCCGAGACCAAGGTCAAAGTTGTCGTACTGTCCAATTTTAGACATCCAAATCGATTGCCCAAGTTTTTTTGTCGCTGCAAACACAAGCCTGTTTTCATAAAAAGCAACAGCGGCAGGGAACCCATTGTCAGCCGTAAAAGCGTTTTCTGTCAGCACAGCGTCATCGCCTGGTGAGCAGGTTGTATAAGAGCTGTCGAACTCTTGCACGATCTGAACTTCTACCCAAGCCCCTAAAGATACTGGGTCCAAAGCTGTAATATAGGCACGGCCAATTGAAGTTGCTGTAACAGGGCCAAGGCCGGTAAACACGCCACCAATATAATTGTCATCAAAAAAACCATTGATGGGCGTCGTACATGCGGCATCTGAATAAACGCTAAGTTCTGCAGCCCCAATAGCCACGGCGGACAACTTAAAGCTTACTGGCGACCCGTAGTTTTGTTTGAAATCAAAGACCGGAGGGTGCTTGAAAGTTACTGTTTTAAATTCTAGTACATCAGTTGCTGTAGCATCAACAGAGTAGGGTGGGTTGACACCATCAACAATAAACAGTGTTTCTTGATTCTGTGCTGAATTCACATTCTGGCGTATTACGGTGGCTGTTTCGATCAATAAGCTACTTAAGTCGCCTGCTGCGCCCCCGTCGAAAGTGCAAGTTGAGGTAATTTTAGTAAATGGAGACGTTGCATCAGGCGTATAGCGGTAAGCTTCGATTGAAACTGTTGATAATGCTGAGTTCTCGTCGGCGTAAAGCAAGATAAAGAAATCTCCGATTGCATTAGAGAATGGCATCACTTGACAGGCTGATAGTTCAAAACCAGTAATAGGTGTGCCTGGTCCTGTGGAGTTTTCTATAACGCCAAGATACTCTGTACCAAACCGCGTTCTTGCCGATCCACCGGGCATAACAAGCATGTTCTCTAGGGTCTGAGCTGACTTGTTATATATAGTAAGATCGTCGCGAGCAAACAGAGATCGGTTAATCTTACCATGGGTGAAATCATGGTTTGTTACCTTTACCTTTGGCATTAAATACCCCCATAGTACTGATCTGCCCAATAAGGATTGAATTGAATAACGTCGTTAGGTTGCTGCGTAGCATCTCTGTTTTGAGCTTTAAACAGCTGCTTGTCGGATCTTGCCATCCAGTACTGCGCAATATTCATATCCTGCGTTATCATCATCGCAACTTCTGCTGCAAGTTTGTAGGCGACAAATAGGGTAAAGTACTGAGGAAATAAGCCCGGCGAAACGTTCTTGATGAACGTCCACTTCCAATCATCTGGCGCATTAGCGTATACCAGATTGCCCTGGATTATGTAATTAAAATTCTGTGGAAATGTGTTCCATGTCTGAATGAATCCAGCAGGAAGGTTGAATGTGGTAGAGTATAACTCAGTGGCTGGTGCAGCGGGATTGACTAATAAAGTCTCCGTTGTCATGGCGAACTTCCACGGATGAGAAGCAAAGCAATCATCTATGATCTGGTCGTACGTGTTAGACACGCCGACAATTGCCGGGTTATCGTCCGACAAATCATTGATAGGTGGTTGGCCAAGGCCGACTAAAGCGATATTAACAATTTCAATTTTAGTAGCCATGGCTCCTCCATTAAGACGAGGAGGGGCGCAAAATCACCCCGAAAACACGCTCCTCCTCTGTGTGCACTCTTTATGCGTTGTTGCGAACTACCGCAATAACAACTGTATCGGTAACCAATGCTGCTGCTGCAAAGTGAACAGTAACAGTGTCAGCTGTACATACAGTGCCGACGATTGGTTGTGAAAAACCTGCAGTCATAGTTGCAAATGCACCATCAGTTGCTAGTGTACCAGTTACAGTAAACGCAGTTGAAGTTGCAGCAGTTGCTGGACCACTGTGAGTTAAGGCCACATAGCCTATGTCATCACTAAGGTCTACAGCTTGCAAAGTTCCATTTGCAATTTTCGCACTTGTAATGCTACCGTTATTTACTAGCGCTCCAGTAATAGCATTGTTTGCAATGTCTGCAGTGGCAATACTAGCTGCAGCGTACTTTCCGGCGTCAATGCCCAAAGCTGCCACTTTAGCGCCACTTACAGCACCGTCAGCAAGCTTAGCATTAGTGATTGAACCATCTGGTATGACCACACTTGAAGAAGTTACTAAATCTGTTGTTGTTACAGGATCAAGACCTGAAACATAGAGAAGCTCTCTATCATCAGATGATACTGCATAGATCAAATCATCTAATTCTAGCATGTCTTCTACATCAGCAAAGTAGCCAGATGCTGCAACTGCTGCTGCATTATCTACTGTAGTTTTGTAGTTCCACTCGCGGGCTACCGCGTGTCCTTCGCCCATACCAACGTCTAGCCGGTAAAAGTTGTTTATATCAAAAGCCATTTTTTATTTCCCCTTATTTTTATACTGCTGGTCGCATTACGATTACAACACAGCTTAAAGCTTCAAATGTTTGCTCAGAATACAGCGTTACTGTATCTGCTGAGGTCACACTTGCGCCTACGATTGAATGATCAATTCCAGTTCCCGCTTCAGTTAAGATTGCCCACACAACGTCGCTAGTTAGCGCGCCAGTCACCGTTAAAGTGTCTGATGCAGCCACAGCTAATGTGTGTGTTGCGATGCCTACAATAGTTGCAACATCCGGAGCAAGCTTAGCTTTAGTAATCGAACCATCTGGGATTGACCCACCACCGCCGCCGACAAAGTCGGAGGTAGTGATAGGATCCAGCGAGTCCACAACTAAAAGCTGCTTGTCATCTGATGCAACCGCATAGATTAAATCATTAACTTGAACGCCGTGGTCATCACTAAAGTAACCTGACGCTACAACTGTAGCTATAACGTCATCGTCGTTTCGGTAATTCCACACGCGGTTAATGGATTGCTCCTGCATGCCGACATCTAATCTGAAGAATTTTGTATTTTTAAAAGACATAATTGTATCTCCAGTTAGTTGTTCTTAAGCTTCGTCGCATTCAATTGCAACAACACCCTTGTCTTGAGTAACTTTTGCGCCCAAACGTAGACGAGATATAGTTAACCAAGATTGATACATAGCAGACCATTGAACATCAACGCTTGGCGGAATTTGGAAGCCAGTGTAAACGCTTGGTTTAGCCCATGCAAAACAAGTTCTAGTAGTAGTTGCTGCGTCGTATGGTAAGCCACCTTCAGGATAGTTGCCTAGTGTGATGAACTTGAATCCTAGGAAAGTATCGATGTCGCCATTAACTAAAGTTCTTTGGTTGTTGTAAAGAATGTTAGTTACAGTTTCGTCGCCCAACAAAGCGTCGATCTGACTTGGGCTAACAATTAGGTAGCGATCGTCGCCAGGAACGTTGTTCTCATCCATGAATGACTTAGCTTCTTTGATCTTTTCAACTGTCAAGTTAGTGCCTGGTGCGCCAACTGCAACATCATGACCATGGTCAGCTACTAAAGCATCAATTTTAGTTTGATCAATACGACGACCCATAGCTTTAGCGTGATCTTGTGATAAAGTACTTAAAGTATTGCCCGCAACCTCATGTTCTTGAAAGTAATCTAGAGGAAGGTTTACGGTCCAGTTTTTAAATACGATAGATTTTTGTTGTACATCTACGTCACTTGCGCTGATAAGACTTTGGTATGCACCTCTGTCCGTAGTGACCGCTTCGCCCATTAACGGGATCTTGTACGCGTCGCCGCGAAGTCCCATAAGCTCCATACTGGTATTTGCTAACTTTTCAGTAGCTTGGAATTCTAGCTCGAATTGTAGTTTAAACTGCTGAATTGCAGCATTACTTAATGATAATGGCATAATTTTCTCCTAATTTTACCTAAAATGTTAAAAATTTTTCGGTTCATGATTAGGAGTGTCCGACAAACGGGTTCTAATTTAGAACTGCTCATCGGTATCCGCGCAGAGGCGGGCGATAGGTATAGTGTACTCTTTGTGTATTTATTTGTCAAATTTAAGATTTGTATAACAATTAATAGCTAAAATAAAAATTATTTTGTTGCGAGTTTTCCAAAAAGCCTAGAATTTACTTTAAGTACGCATACCGAGATGTGCATAACAAGTATTATTATTTCATTTGTTTTCCAAAAAACCTAGAAAGTAGTTTAAGCGGGTAGGGTAAGTAACTGAATAAATGGATTGGACAGAATGCAAAAGTTTTTCTGTATTAAGTCTAATGACAAGGGCATACTATTATTGTCCAAACCAAACTAAGGAGTAACAATTGCTATTTATATTTAGAGATTCTGACGAGCTGCAAGACTCGCCATGTGCGACACAATCACAATCGTGGTCCATAAGCGTCGACGGCAATCACTGTTACTTGACTGCATGGGACGGAACGAGCGTGCCTTATCAGCTTTACGACATGGACGGATATGACGAGGCCAAATTCATGGATATGATGTTTGTCCAAATTCAAGAGATGCAACCAACGGTTGATGTCTTAACTGCGATAGAGCGGTGTAAAGATTATGCGCAATTGACTGAGCAAGACGAGAATCAGCTAGAGCTAGATATGTCTTAGTGGTGGTTATTCTTATAATCACCCCTAAGTATTTGATTTACAAACAGTTTATTTCAGCTATACTTCAGCAGCTGCGTTGAAGCCATTAGGTCAGTTTACTTTAGTCAGTTAAACTTGCTTCTTCGCGGCACTACTGACCCTGTGGTGTCACTGACCAAACCCCAGAACCCCCATTCTATCGATGAATAGTCCAACAGTGCCGGGAGGGTCACTAAATTAATACAACTATTATCCGCTCATCGGTGCCATGCCAGGATATCTAGCTTGCATGCGTGAATCAATTTCTTGCTGTAGAGCTTGCTTCTCAGGTCCACGAGCTGTCATCATTTGGCTCATTAGTTCTTTAATGCCGCCATCAGTTAAAGGCATGCCGCCCGCACTGGTTGGTATCGCAGAAACTTTAGACGATGCAACAATCTTTTCAAGAGCAGCAAGCTGACTAGCTGAGTTTAAACCTTCAACCAGACCTATGACTTCGTCGTTCGTTACTCCAGGAAAGCGTGTGATAGTCGTTATCACATCTTCTACTCGTGCCAAAACTTCATTCTCGTTGCCGCCAAGCTCTTTGATTTGCTCGTTGTAATGATCTTCAGAAGCTAGTTGCGCTTGTTCAGCGTTTGATTCACTGCCCCTAGCCTGCGCATCGTAGAATAAATCCATGCATTGATCATACATCTCCTGATTCATGCCGCCTTCTTTAGCTAGTGCTGCAAATTCTGCGACAATTGGATCTGCTGTATCGTGTTGCAAGCCTGCTGATACTAAGCTATCTGGCATGGCGTACTCGTAACCATCTTCAGGAGCGCCTGTAAAGCTTTGCATCTTCTGACTGAACTTGCTTTGCAGCTCAAGATAACCATTATCAAGCGCCTCTACGCTATCATATTTGCCGCCACCAAACTTAGTGCTGTCAATGTTATCTGTAACGCCACCGTGGTGATCGTGACTGGGAAAC